ATTTTCAAGTTTTTTGCCAAAATAACCGTCACCAAAGAGTAATTCATACCTCTCATCCTTAATTTCTTGTATTAAATATGTTTCTGATGTTGAATCTATGTTTAAAATATTACTTGCAAGTGAATATTCACGACCAAAAGTACCCGTATCCGACAAACCTTTGACTTTTACAACGATTGTTGATGAATCTATGAAAGAATTGTCTAAAATAAATCTTTGATCAAGTGATCCATCAACCACAAATTGCTTTCTTAAGAAAGTTCCTTGAAAAATATCAATATTTTCAAAGTTTGCGACACCATTATTAATAGTAGTTACGATATCGTTAGGAATTGAGAATAAAAAATTTGTATTTTCAACTACTCCTACACATACAAGACCCGCAGAGAGTGTTGCTGTTGCAGAAGTTGAGTTTGTAGGGAAAGAAAAATTGATTTTTGCCTTTGCAGCTGACCTTGAACGTGGAACATACCCTATATTACGTGCCAGAGAGACAACATTTTCTCTTATTGTTGCTGAATCTAGAAAAGATTCATTTACAACCATGTTTGAGTTAAAGGCAGTTATGTATGTATTATACGCTAAAGTGTCGATAAGAACTGAAAAATTAGATCCCTCAAAATCAAAGTCCTTAAATTCTGAGTTTGCACGGAGATAACTCTTAATTTGAGACTTGATTTGGTCAAAATCCAGATTTGTAAACTTAGTGATAGGCATATTATCGTGTTGCTTCTAGAATGAATGAGAAATCTTGAGTTGGTAAACCTTGTCCAATAATATCAAAGAATACTGTTACATTAAAATTGTTCTCATCTGGTCTAGGATCGACTTGAACACTCACATTATTCACTCTAGTCTCATAATTTGAAATTGTAGTTAGTATTTCTTCACGAATTGAATCAGCAGTTCCTACATCAACAAAATCAAAGAGAAGTCTACGAACCCCAGACCCTAAAATAGGATTAAAAAATCTTTCACCTGGTATTGTTTGCACTAAATTACGAACAGAACGACGAATTGCGTTCTCATTTTTTAGAACGGGAAGATCTTTAGTAACTGGATGGGGGTCAAAAGACAAACTTATGTCCTTAAATGACCTTGAAACCCTTTGTCCGTACATCTAATAATAGTTTACTCACTTTATTTATGTGAGTTCTACAACACTTATCCTAACTCTGGTTCAATATTGATATTTACAGTGCCTGTGATAGCAGTATTTCCCGTTCCAACAGGTTCAAATGGTTTTCTTTCTTGATTTTCTTCACGCTCCTTCGCAGTTTTCCAGAAATAATTGTCTTCATTACCTAATCCATCACGATCATGACCGTTCTCAACCTGATACCAAACTGTTGAAACTTTAAAATCAGGCATTTTTGGATTCTCTGGAGTAATACTATTGTCATAAATCCTCATTCTATTATTTGGATAGAGACAAAACTGCCCGTTGTCGAGTTCAATGATGTTATGAGACTTATGTTCAGCAGGTTGTTCACTTGTTGAGTAGTCAATCGCATCAACATCTGAGTGATAGTTATCTAATGAACATATATAAGTACCTGTCTGTGTTCCAAAGTCTCTTGTATATACCTCATAATGCATGGAACCGATAAATTGT